TGTCGCTATAGCGGCTCCAGGAGTTTTGTCAGAGGAATCTATAAGAGAAATACCTCTATAGACCGCTCCGTTAAAGCCTATTACAGACGTAGATTCATACATCACCTGAGTAGCCGCTCCGTGGTATTTTAGAAGGGCGTCATCTTGACCCATCCCTCTCTGCCAATACCATTCTAAGCCGGCCCATTGTGTTGCTCCAGCAATATTTGTAAGATTATAGACTTTAACCCAATCCACATCGGATCTTAAAGGTATAATCTTGTCTGTTTGGTCAGAGACAAAATATCCCTGCTGAAGAACTGTGTTATATGCCATATTATTTCCTTTCTTATGCTAAGGTCGAGCGTAGATTAATAACCCATAAGTCATTGGTAATTCTAGGAACTTCCGCGAACTTATAGCCAACTGAGCAATTCAACGCTAAAGGCCCATCATATATTGGTGGTCGATAAATAAAGCTCGCGCTATATCCATCTTGCTCAATACAAGCATAAGCTTCCATACCAACGCAGAAAATGTTGTATACATCCCATCCAAGATTAGATGCTGCCGCTGTTATTGATCCAACAGATGACAATAAGAAACGAAGATTTCCTACTGCTCCCCATTCAGATCTTAGAGCGCTCATAGGTGATGGATAAGCGTTTTTATGTATAAAGCCAACGCAAGCGTCTAGATTACCTGTAAGTTGTGTTGACGCTAATGCAAAATAAGCGTCACGAATAGGTGCTGTAGCCACAGCGTCAGTAGCCTCAATATTATCTGTAATAGTATACGCGTCAGCGTTTAATAAAGTTCTTACAACTTCATTAACGTCAGGTCGTGTTATTTCTGTTGGAGCGTCACCGTTAACACCGTTTACGCAATTGATAAACCCAGCTGTAGCTGCAAGCATGTCTCGTGTGAGTTGATCCTCTGTCTGTCTAAGTGAAATACCAAGTCTTTTTGCCGCTTCGTTTAATACAGGGTCCTGATTTTGAAGCGTGACTTGTTCATTGATTTGAATATAAGTTCCATAGAAACTTATCTTGGCATCTATATCAACTGCGGATAGGGTCTGAGCTGGAGGTGTTACACCTGTATTACCAAGTGGAACCATAGCAGTATCAAGAGCGTTGTAACGTCTCATGCGCAATGTAGTACCGCCATTTCTTGGCATGGTCTTTTTCATCGCGGGTATCTTGTGGATAAGATTTGGAACTGGAACCGAGAGCAACTTTAGACTAAATGATTGTTGCACCGGTGCGGATAAAATAGTTGTGGTTGTTGTAGCCATATTAGAATCCTTAAGTTATAGATTTTTAACATACAACTTAAGCTGGACGAAGGCTTGAAATACGTCACTGGATTGGCGAAATCCTATACGCCTAAAAGAATAAGGCTAGCGACTTCCTTAATTACGCTAAATCCATAATACCACAAACCATATAAGAATTAATATCTTTAGATAAAGGGCGATTTTATTAGGGCTAAATATCTAGAAGCAAGGCAAGCACTTAAAGGGATTACAATCGCATTTAAGTATTTTATCTACAAGCTTAGTAAGATATATTTCCGCGAATCCAAGTGGATCCTTGGTCATAAGATCCCAGAAAGCGTCAGCAGCGCCTATTTGCTTATGTAATTCTATAGTTCCCTGAAATTTGCCCATTTCTCTAAATATTCTATTAATTAGATCTTGTATTGGATTATCTTCAAAATAATGACAATACATGATGAAAAAAGGAGTAAGAAGAGCTAATGTCTTAGTCGCTCCTTTAGCGGTCAATAAGTAATCAATAGAATCATTAACTACATCAAACGCGTAAATTAACTTGCTTTTGATCTGAAGAACAACAGGATCCTTTTCATCTTCAGCAAAGCTTGTAACTCGCTTAAGATGTTTAAGATCCATACTATTCAAAGTAAAACAAGAAAATAGAGTTATTAGAACAAATAGCTTTTTCATAGATCCCCCTATCGTTAATCCCTAATAAAATCGCCCTATTTTTAGTATAAATGAAAGCGTTTTTGCTTGCAACAATATCTAAAAATAGGGCGTTACTAAAAGAAAAAAGATCTATTTAAGCTCCTTTAGAAGACTCTTGCATTTCCTTCCATAATTGCTGTTTAAGTTCAGGAGTGAGCCCATTAGCGAAAGCGTTAGCCCTTGTTAATGGAGACTCACCTTGCTGTGGCGCCACAGAAGCAAGAGGTTTAGGTTTTAAAGCGTTTTTTTGAGCTACCTGGCGTTCTTGCTCAAAATTGTCTTCTACATATATGCCAAGTTTTTTAATCATTTTATAAGCCGTTACAGCCTTGCTATAAGTGTCTTGTGTTGACGCTATAGCTTCTGATATTTCAGGTTCTGCTTCTCTTAACCTATTAATATTATCTTCGTTGATTACTTTATCAAAGTCTGGGTATTGAGCTTTAAGTTTAACTTCGGTCGCTGTCAGCTGGACTTGATTTTGATACTTTCTAATTTCTTCTTGTTGTTTTTTAAGCTGTTTTTGTATCTTTTTATAATGCTTTCCTTCAAAAAGATCATCATCACCAATATTAATATCAAGATCATCTTCTTCCACCGCTTTATTTTTAGGCGATTCGTATTCTTTTAACCTTCTCAAAGCTTCGGTGTGTTCTCGCTCAAGTTGCTCATTTTTTAATCTTAGATTCTTAAAATTAATTTCTTTAGATGATTCTTTTTGTGTTTCAATTTCTTGTTCTTTAACTGCTTCAGGTTCAACAACTTGTTCAGGCTTGGTTTCTTCTACTTGTTCAACAGCCACTTCTTCCTCTGGAAGAGGGGGCATAGCTATTTCTTTTTCTTGCATTATTTATCCTTAAGTTCAGGAGTCTTTTCTTTTTCTCCATTTAACTCTTTTGCCAATTTATAAAGTGTTCCATCAGCGAATTTTAACACAAAGGAAAGTATTTCCCATTGATCAGGTGGAATTATCGCGGCGTTATTTTTCATTTCTTTGGTTGATGCTCGATCTGGAACAACCCAAATTAACTTTAATTGGTTATCTTTCTGGGTATATTTATACACAACTTGGTCGTAATTCGGGGTTGGACATGACAATCTACCATAAAAGTAATTACGTATGACATTTGGCATTAGCTTTTCTTTTTTAGTATCAACTACAATATAAAAATCATCTGGAAATTTCTTCTTGTGAATCTGTAAACATTCTTCTACGTTCTTTTCATACTCAGATAACTGCGAGTTAGCCTGTTCTCTGGCCGAATGCGTTACCTTGATGTCCTTGGCCATTAAGTCGGACGCTACTTTCCCAACCGTTTCTCTTCTCTTTTCAGTCATAATTAAACTAACCTGTATTCTAAAATAGAATTATTACCACGCTCATCTTTAAATCTTTTATATACAACAAGATCCATTTCTAATTGATTTTCTTTTGTTTGATAAGTGGGATTGCGCCAATAATTATTTACTATCTTAAAGTTGTGATGTTTTGAACATCCAGTAACTAAAAATAACCCACAAAAAAAAACAAGGATCAATATGCCAGGTAATATATTTGGATTAATTTTGGATGGATCTTCTTTTTTTTCTTCTAAGGTCTCGTCTGTATTTAAATCATCTTTAATAAACTTAATGTTTTGTCTTAACTCTTTAAGTTTTTCCCATAAATATTTAAATAGATCTTTTATAGTGATAATAAAATTATAAAAAAACATTATTTACTCTTTTTTTTATTTTTTTTACTCTGTCCGGATTCTGATAAGGCTATAGCTATAGCCTGTTTTCTAGATTTTACTTTCTTGGGACTTTTACCAATGTTAAGTTCACCGGACTTAAATTCTTCCATTACTTTTTTAACAACTTTCTTTTTTCCATTTTTAGAGGTTGGCTTTTTTATAGGCATCTTTTCCTTTCTTTTTAAGGGCGGGCAGCCAATGAACTCTTGCAAACATTAACTACCCGCGGAAGAAATAATGAGAATCGATCTTTATCTACCATTAATCCCATTAATACGGAAAAATTCCTCAGATCTAACCTGTGTTTTTACTACAGGATATTCTTTGATCTTTTTATAACTACTTTTCCGTAAATTATTGGGAACACCTAAAATATTAAATGCGATCTTAGCAGATCTTTTATCACTTCTAGGCATTACTGGCATATTACCACTTCTCTGGTTGCTGTGTGCTCTTGCGTTTGGAGTTATCTTTGCTCATTTGTGAATCAACACCACTTAAACCATCATTAAGATTTTCTGTTAATTCGCCAGCTGGTCTTGGATAAGTCTTGATAATTACATTTTGT